AGTTTACATAGCTAACAATGCTTTGTGAGTCACTGTATCCACGGCTTTGGGCTGTGCTATTCAATAAAGCTGATACCTTGGTATCAATGTCTTTTTTAAATGTCTCAACGTCAAATTGTCGTTGATATTGAGGAATCTCAGCTTCAAGTTCTTCAGTAGTTGGCTCAGGTACATTTGGCACATCCCAGTATTTTATTAATATTGGACCAGGAATCGTATCTTGACCAAACATGATATGCATTAATTCAACCATGCCAGGGTATTTTATTTTACAAACATCAACAATATTCATTATCTCACTCTCCTTGCGATAATTTGGCCTTGATAAGACCCAGTCCCTGTAAAGGCGGGACTCACAACTAAATATATTGTCGTATTTGTACTTACAGAAAATCTTCTTGTTGGTGCTACACCATAAGCATTATATGATGCTCCCACTGCGTAAATGCCGGAGTTATATGCTTCTGCTGGTAAAGTTGCAGAAGTGCTATTTACTGCCGTTATACACGTGTAAGGTGCACCCGAACTACTAACAACGGAGGAGCCACTAACATCCCAATCTCCAGCCGTAATTGTTATACTTGTAGCATTAAAAATAACACCGTTTGTTATGCCTCCGGTGTAAGTTGTAACTGCAGAAGTAATTGTTTCACCTACACTACCTGCTGCTGCATCATTATTTGTTGTAGTACCAATTATACCTGACGTAGTGCTAAAGGTTATTTGTGAAAGTGTTGGTGCTGTATTTAAAACAACGCTTCCTGTTCCTGTACTAGTTGTAACACCTGTACCGCCATCACTAACAGGTAGAGGCAGCGTAATTGTTTGTAGATTTACAAAACCTTGTGACATAATATCCCCTTAAGTATTTTGTACGCCAAAAATATTAAATGAGCAAGTTGCTAAAGTATTGTATACTCTCACAACATCACCAGCTCCAAGGGTAATCCCGATTGTGGTTGCAAACGTGTTGTTACCAGGTATTGCAATATCGTAGTACAAATACTGTGACGCTGTATCTGCTGCACCATTTACAGCCACGCTAACCCTAAAACTAGTTGCTGTAGCAGATTGATTAGCAACTGTGATTGTTGATACCGTTGCAGTTGTCAGTGCTGGTACTGTGTAAGCATCTGATAAACTTGCAGCACTTGGTTTAGACTGCCCTAATATTTTGTAAGTTGTTGCCATTTTAACCACCCATCAAAAGGAAAGAGAAAGCTGCATCAGCACCACCAGCAGCAGCATTTTGGAAACTAGGTAATGCGCCAGCTCCGTTACTAGTTAAAACTTGTCCTGCTGTGCCAACGCTAGCTACTGATTGTTGTGCGCCAGTTGATGTCGTTCCACCACAAATTACCGCATAAGCTGTGGCTGTAGTTCTACCTGAACCTCCCGAACCAACAGGCAAAGCGTTTGCAAGTGTTGTGACACCGGCATTACTAATGCTTAAAGCTGTGACAGGAATCAACGCGCCATTAGGTGTAACCATCAATTCTAGTTTACCTGGCGCTGAGCCATCGGCCAAAGTTCCGGTACTATCAGCGCTGAAACGAATTTGACCAAAAATACCGTAGTAAGAATTTAACCAACCAGTGGCATACATGCTATACAATGGCATGTTTGCAGTAACAGTGGCGTGAGCAGAAGTATTGGAATTGCTTCTAGCTGCAATCTGTAATGGTTCCTGTGTGGTTGAATGCTTATGAATTGTAACCATTGCAGGGGCGATATTGCCAATGTCATTGACTCTAAATCTCGAATTAAATGCCACGCCATCGATTAGAATATTACCTACCTCAAGACCAGGGTCTCCAACATCAACATGGCCTGTTCCATTTGGCTCTAAGTATAAATTGCCATTGGTTGTAATAGTGCTGATGGTGTCTGTATTAATGTTAATATCATTAATTGTTACGTTAGTCATAGTCGGAGCGGTATCACCAACAAACTTCCCTGTGCCGGTTTGGCCTGCTAGACTTGTATTTACTGCATTATTAGTCGACATTTTGACCACCTTGATTATTATCTAGCCATACTCTTTTGTTAAGTTTTGTATCAAAGACCCACGTTTTTCCTTCATATCTTTTGACTTGTAGTTCTTTAGTGGTTTCTTTCATAGGTATCCCTTTATTCCAAGTTGTTTTCCCAAGCTTCTGAATTCTAAGTTTTAATTTATGTTCTTCAGTAAACTTAGTACCTTTTTTTGGGCCGCCTTTGCCTGTTTTTTTTCCTTTATTCCACGGCACCTGTGCTGTGCCTTTTTTATTTTTATGGTGCCTCATATGACAACTGCGACACAACACAATTCCGTTCGAAAGTTCAACTCTTAAATCAGGATATTCATCCCATTCTTTTATATGATGAGCAGTTAAATTATCGGTCACATGACACCACGCACATAAATGACCTCCTTTTTCTTTAACCGCTTTTATCCATTCTTTATGAGCTTTTGAGCCTCTTGTCACCATAAAATCCCCTTATTAAATAAAAAGATTTTACCTTATGCCAACTAATAATACGACCTTAATTGTAAGTCACAACGCCCTGAGGCCCTGTAATAACAGTCCACTGAGTGTCCGCTGTAATACACAATAATTCAATACTATCAAACTGTTGTGTACTTTGTAGATACCCAGTAACACCAATAGTGGTAGCAACTATTCCAAAGAATATTTCTTGGCCTGCATTCTGAGCAATTTTCCAACCACCAGCGCCTTTACCTGCAATTGATATTGTTGTGCCTAAAGCAGCCGTTGCAGGTAGTGTTAAAGTAACAAGGGCGGGATTATTTGTAATATACCCATTATTAGCAGCCATAGCCTGGCTTACGCCTGTAACTTCAGTCCAGGTATATCCACCACCGCCACCGCTAATGGTAATTGACCCAGCAGCATTTGTTACTGTGATTCCTGCAGTTCCTGTAATTGTTGCTAGGACTGGGGTTGCACCTGTAGAACCAATTAATACTTGACCATTGGTCATTGAACTAGTCCAAGCTGGAACGCCAGACGCATTAGTTACCAGTGTTGCGCTATTTGCTGTAGTAATTCCACCAATTACATTGTTAGCAGAACTATAAAGAATCTGATTAATTGTAGTCGTTGCAGGATATGTTGCTGTGGTTGCCACCCAGTTTGTGCCGTCAGCTCTAAGAATGGTTCCTGTAGCCGTTGCAGTGCTTGGGTAGGTAGCTGTTGTAAATGTATACTTAGTACCATCTGACTGCGCTAATGTACCACTTGCACCAAGTACAGAGTTATTTGTACCACCTCTAGCAATACTTAATTGCCCAGTCCAGCCTAAAGTCATTGAAACTGCTTGCAATAATGCTGTATTAGGTGTTCCACCTAAAGTCATAGTTACGTTAGCATCATCAACTTCCGTAAGAGCGGCAGGTGTAAAAGGTGCGCCAAAGCTTGCCCATCCTAATTGTCCAGCGCCATTAGTAACTAATGCTTGGTTAGCTGTACCGTCAACTTGCGGCCAGTTTAAACCATCTAATACAATACTTCCTACCGTGTTAGGCGTGATAACAATGTTGCCACCAACGTTAGTAGAGGTAATAGAGTTACCATTAATATTGATATTATCAACCTGTAACTCAGATAAGTTATAAAGCTTATCAGAGGAATCTAATGACGCGTTTGTGCTTTGCACCCAGTATGTTCCATCACTGCGTAAAATCTTGTTAGCAGGTGTCGCAGAGGGTAATAGCGTGATATCAATTTGAAGCTGCTGAAACGTGATAGGACTTGTGCCAATAACGAATGGGCCAGGTGAGTTTTCTTGAAACACAAGGCTTGCGTTTTGTGTTCCCTGTGTAATTGCAACAACACCTAAATAAGTTATTTCAGCAGGCTCATTGTAATCTGTAGCTCTAGTTAGCACCCAGTTTGTAGTTAAGCTACCAATATTGCTAACCACGTAAATGCCGTTTTGTAATGATGCCACTTGGTCTTTTATCAAGACTCTGTCATTTAAAACTACAGCTACACCATCAATGCTTAATGCAGTTTGCGCACCTAAGTTTGTAAGCGTAGCTCCAACACCTGCAACGCCATTTGCATAAGTTGCGGTTAATGGCGTAACGGTTGCTAAACGACAACTTGTATAAGTGGTAAAGCCTTGAGCAATCAAAATATATTGCAGAATGTCGGCCAAAATATATTTCAAAGTTGTGCCGTTTATTGATTGCGATGTATTCAATGGATTGGTGGCAGGTATTTCGATATTACCGTTCGGCAAACCTCCTGCTGTAAGTTGACTAATAGGAATCGACATGTCTCACCGCCTAGTTTTGATAGTTTTGTATGACTTGGAATTGAACGGAAACTAACGCTCCGCCAGTATCATTTGTAATCAAACTGATAGTATCACCTGCATTAACTTGCAGAGCTGGTGGATTAAGCAAGGATGATGCAGCTCCAAAAGCCCCAGCAGGAACCGCGGCAGTTGTTTTGGTACTGACAAACACATTTTTGCCGGATTGGTAGCTAAAAATTGCAATCCATTTTTGATAATTGTCAGGAACAGTAATGCTTTGCGCAACAGTTGCGGCTAGTAAACCATTTTGAATATCATCACTGAATTGCAAACCAAAGCCATTGATGCCAGTTACACTGCCGTTAATATCTCTTATAACATTATATTTTGTTGACATGTTGATTCCTTAATTTTGTATACCAAAACGAGCGTCTGCAACCCAATCAAAATACATTATTGTCGTTAATGGGGTTCCTGCACTTGCATTCCATAAAAAATAGAAATTATTTTCTGATGGGTACGCGGCTGTCACAGCTCTAGCTGTACCGCCTGTTTCCAAAATTCGATTAGCCGTAGTGCTGCCAACTAAAGGGTCGTAAATATTCAAATTATATATTGGAGTGCCGCTATCCCATGTCGGTGATTTTCTTTTAGTTTGTTTAAAAGGCACAACAATTCCATATGAGGATGCAGAGGTTGACACGCTTACAAATGAATAAGTGCCTGTTGTATAAGGCGGAGAACCTGTTATTGCACCTGGAATCGTGCCAATGTTATAGCTAGATTCATAATACTGCTGTAAACCAGCTAGAGTTTCGCCAAAGCTCATGGCCGCAGGTGCGGTTGGGATATAACCCTTTTGCAAACTAATATGCTCAATTTCAATGTTTGTGCTAACCGGCACTTGTGCAAAACTTACCACAATTGCAAAGAACTTAGCACTACTTATGCCTGCTACCGCTGATTCATTCCAACCTGCAAAGCTGTTATTAGACATTGTTGTAGAAAGGGTAAAGTTTGCAGCACCTAACGTGTCTCTTGTTACTTCAATCCATGTGCCATGATTGCCACCGCCGCCAACTGTTGGTGCACCGGTTGTATTATCTACAGCGGACACTAATGTATATCCACCTGTGGCTGGATTAGCTGTCATCACCGGCAAAGTCGTATTAACCGTCGTATAGTATAATTTTATTTGCCCCTTGAGTGTACCGGTGCTGACCTTGGCTCTTATCTGAGAGCAAACAGGGTTATTCAGTAACTCTTGTGCTTCCCTTGGCCCTAGGTATTGTATAAGCGCTAATGAGCTAGCATTTGTTGCTACAGCTAACTTAATTGCCCGGTTATCAACTTGTGAAACAGTGGTAGTATTTACAGTGCTTTGAAACAAAAGAGTTTGGTCAGCAACATAAGCTGATTTTCCAGGGCTTGTTGGATTGTATAAAAAGCCCGCAATGCCTTGTGCTTGAAATGGGTTCATTGCAAAGTCCCAACCTAGTGTATAACTTGGTATAGGTTTGTATGCTAATTGGTCTTTGTAATACCAGAAAGTAGCATTGGTTTGTTGTGCGTTTGTCTGTTGCACGTTAGTTACTAATGATGAAGCATTTTGTACTGTTACACCAAAGAAGCTTGTAAATGTTGTGGTTCTGCTAGAAGGGACTTGCAAAGTAAAATCTACATAACCTACTAATGGTGAATCAGCATTGCCTGTTTGTGTAATAAACGCTGGTGCGCTACCAACTCCAGCCAGTAAATTAAACTGATTATTTGTCGTTGTAACACCGTTTAATACTTCACGACTAACAGCATTACTTGCCACATAAAACATCTGTATAGTGTCTGCTGTACCGCTATCACTTCGCACAAAAGCTGCAACACTTAAAAATCTTTCATCAAACACTCTAGGTGATTGATACAATCTCTGTGTAAGTTGTACGTTAGTTACGCCAGCACTTACTTCTATTGTTAAGGCATAGGATGGGTTGGTCTGCACCAACGCCGCGTCAACTATTGCCACTTGGGTAAGTTTAATTGTGCCAGCGCCTGCCCAGCTCAATGACCAACCTGGTGCAATTTGCATAGAGCTAACACCTGAAACAGTAATTGTGAAGAAAGTTTGACCAGAGTCTGGTACAAAATCCACAATAGCAAACTCAGGGTTAGTGAATAAATTTTGTGAGCTTTCAAATACATCAGTAGGGCTTGAGCCTTGTATTAAATTAGGCGGCCAAGCAGCTCTTGTAAATTGCAACACAGAGCCTTGAACGCTAGGATTGCCACTCCATACTCGAATCCAATATAGTTGTACCTTTCCTGGTGATTGCGGTGTTCCAGTATAAGGGAACAAAAATGGAATTATGTCAGCACCATTAGCATCCTGAAATGTTCCTACGCCTGATAATTGCAACACTGAACCAAGACTTGTGTAAGTATAGGTTTCAAAAGGAGCTGCAACATAAGACTGCTGATAAACATCTTTAGGAACTGTAAATGCAGGGTCACTAAAGAACTCGACATAACCATTTGCTAATGGAAAGCCAGTGTCCTTGTTAACAAAATATTCTTGCAGTGGGAAGCAAGCAATATACAACGGATTTGGTGATGCCATTTTTAGTCCTTTTTTAATACAACATTATGCTATTAGTTCATCGATAATACAATTATTTAGCGTATACTATTAAGTAGCTGATAAACGTAAGACGGTATATAAGGCGCTCCAATCCCAATTGCCCCAAGTGTTGCAGCACCTCCAGCTGATTTTTTAATTAAAGGCATGGCAGGTTCTAATCTTTGTCGCATTCTATAGCCAGGTATTTTTTCAGCTACACCAGATTTTTCTAATTGCTCTTGTTTATTTAAAGCCGCTCTTCCAACTTTTGATTTGCTTATTTTTTCTTTACCAATTCTTGCTTTTTCAGCTTCTTTAAATTTTAAAGGGGCAACTTCTGCGCTATAACCTCGCGTTAATGTTCCATAATGCTCTGCTAATTCTGGAACGCCTTTTTCAGTAAAGTGCCTCATTATTTCACCGCGTATTCTAGCGATATAATCTTGACCTGTATCAGCAGCAAAATTTTCTTGCCTTGTTGTAGCAATTCCTTCTTTTCTTTTATTTTTTATTGCTCTAACGCCTGCATTTATATCACTTTGAGCGTCATGAGCATTTTTTAATGTTGGATTTGCCATAAATCGTTTCAATGATTCTTTATACTTTGGCTCCATACCCTTTAAATCTTGCATACCTTCAGTTGACTGTAGCGCAGAAGGCAATCTCAATTCTTTTTTTCCAGGTAAATTTTCAGCTTGAGAAAATAATTGACTGTATTTTTGATTATAAACTTCATGCTGCTGTTTACTTAAACCTGTTATACGTCTCCCAATGCCTGTTTCTGTTAAACCCCCAATAACTGGTATTGCAGCAGAACCCAATCCAGTCAATGTTTTTTCTTTTTCCATTCCAGGGCTTGTTGCATAACCTGTTAAGCCAGCAGCTACAGCTCTTGTTGGGATACCTGCGGTTGCTGGTAATCTTGTGGCAGTTAAATGCTGAAGAGCCAAATTTGTAGCATATGGCATTAAAGTTTCTGGTATTTTTTGTGCAGCTAAGGCAAAAGGATGCTGACTTAAAGACATTTGTTTTATAGGGTCAATCGATTCAGGCACTTGCATAGGCTGAAAATTAGTGCCTGCAAATTGGTTTAATAAAGCTCCTGGTGCATTTAATATATTAACTCCAGTTTGCTCTAATCCTTTAATAGACCCTGCTAAACTGGATTTCAATAATTCACCTATTCCCGGCATATTAGATGGGCCGCCTTGTATTAATCCTCTATTTCTAGCTTCTTGTATTAATACTTCTTTCGGTATTTGAGTATTCATTTTAACCTCATTGATTAATCATGCTCATTAATTCTTCATCAGACAATGATTTAACATAAGCATTTTGTTCGGGCGTTGCTTTAGCTAATGAAGTTGTTCTTTGTTTAGCGCTCTTTAATTGTTCATGATATTGTTTCATTAAAGGTTCTAATGATACTTTTTTGGCGGCAATTTTTGCAGCATTAACAGGAGTCATGCCGTTTTGCACCAATTCTGTAATTAAATTGAGCCTACCTAGCGCCATTTTATTTAAAGCTTGCATACTTGCTGCTTTTGCTACAAACATATAATAAGGGTCTGTGGCGTTTGGCTTCATATCATTAATAAAGTTCATGTCTCTGCCTGTGAATGCACCTTTAATATTTTTGGCTGCATCCATCAAGACTGTGCCTGTTTGTGTTTTTAAAGTCCCTAAAATATCTTGTTGCTCTTGAGAGCCAAAAAGCTCAACAAATGGCTTATTCATTCTCCCAACGGCATTAATAGATTCGGCTTTCTCATTAAGTAAATTTGATATGTTATCTAAATTTTCTTGAGAAGATTCTAAAGCAATTATACTTGGAGCTGATTCATCTAAAAACTTAGCTCGAGATTTTGCGGTTTCTTCTTCAAATCTTACATCACCAGGTGTTTTTCCTATCGGAACCGCTTCAATTGTAATTTTTCCGCTTGGATGAATAGTTTGTATCACAGCCTCATTTGTTTTTGGGTTAGTGGCTATTTTTATGTTTTTTGTCAAACCCATTTCTTTAAAATACTTATGAAACAATGGATTTGAATCATAGGCTGCATCAATATTGTAAAATTGTGGATTTCCTGGATTTAATATTTTTTGATTAGGTGATTCGATGCCTTGTTGAATTTGTTGCGGCAAATTAATTTGTTGTTTTTGTGCTTGTTGTTCTGGCAGCTTATATGGTAATCCTTGAAATTCTTCTTGCGCTTTAACAATAGGATTTTCTTGTTGCATTTGAGGTTGCTGAAACACTGGTTGTAAATTTGCTGGATATGTTGGCTGTTTGCCGATAATCATGTCTGCAAAATTTCGTCTCATTTGTGCGTCTAATGCTGATTTTTCTAATTGTTTTTTTAATAATTGCTGCTGCAACCCCTGCATACCTAATGCCATTTGCTTTTCTTGAGGCATGTATTTGAGTTCCATTAAAGATTTTTGATAATCTGTCTCAGCAATAGGCTCGGCATATTTAGCTTTAGCTCGATTAATAGTATTAGCAAGTTGATTAGACACAAGTTGTTGCGCTAGTAACCTAGGGTAACCTTGTACGTTTTCTACGTTACTTCTAAACCCCTGCATCATTGCTTGACCCAAGTCAGGTACAGCACCTGCTTCTTCAGGTGTTCCGCGTATTTGGCCTGGTATGCCTGGTAAATTAAATCCAATAGCCATTATCTACCCCCTACTGCATTACCTAACATTGAACCAAAGAAACCACCTAAAGGGCCACCTGCTAAAGTACCTATACCGCCAAATAATTGGCCCATGCCTTGCCCACGTTGCTGGTTACGCATGCTACGCTCTAATGCGCCATATTGTGCTTGTTGACCAAGTACACTACCTAACATATTACCGTAACCTGTGCTAGCGTCATAACCCATTTGGTTAATATTACCCAACCCTTGTAAGCCTGTGCCATATAACCCCATCATGCGACCCATGTAATCGCCAAAATCTTTTTGCGCTAAGCCTCCTGCAACGTCCGCAGACTGTAGTTGTGCTTGAGGTGTACCCAACATACCACCTGCTGCTGCTTGATTGCCTACAGCGCCCATGGCTTTTTGTAAGGCTTGTTGGAACCCAGGGCTTTCTTGATAACCGCCAGCTAGTTTATTATAAACATCACCAGTTGAACCTGTAAGCTGTCCATATTGACCCATTAACTGACCAAGAGCATTTTGCCCTGCTCCCATATAGGGCTGGTAATATGGTTGCATTGCGCCTGGAATCTGGTTTAAATATTTGTTTGCTTCTCTTGATATGCCAGAGCTTGGGCCAAATAAATTATATAAACCACCACCAATGCCAGCGGCTCCTGCACCATATCCAAGCATACTTAGTAAATTGTTCATTTGTCCGTCTGACATTGTGTTTTGTGCCATAATAATTCCTTAAATTAAATCCACTTGTTTTAATAATGGTACGCCAGGATTGGCAGGGTCTTCAACAGTCACCCAAACTTTGCCCCCATTTGGCTCCGTACCATTAGGCGCAGGCAAGCCCTTGCTGTAAAACATAGTGCCAAAAGCACAAGTATAGCTTGTAATGCCGCCTAATATTTGCGTGTTATTAACAACCTTAACAATATCTGCGTAAAACAAAGAGGGCAGCACAAGCCCTTCGTTACCCATTAGTCGTTGTAAATTAGCTAACAAAACTTGACGAAAGGTTAATTCGTCATCAGTGGGAAAGCCTTTTTCATCTACAATTCTTCCCATGGGTAAATTTGGTATACGTGTTACACTTCTATCACTTACGGTTGTCATTGATATATCTCCAGGATTCCGTCAGTGCAAACAAAACGGCCAAAACCGCTAAATCGTAGTTGAAATGTAGCATCGTTCACTATTCCTAAACGCTGGTATATAAAACGTGACTTTCTTTTGCCGGTTGGGTTCATGTTTAAACGCCAGCTAGAGCCAAATGTTTCGCCACCATCACGAGATATACTTAAATCTACAGCTTCACTGTAGTTAACAACGTATTCTGTTTGTGCTGCGGTTGCTTCTACGCCAATTGGGTTTCCAAGCTCTGTTGTAATGTCCACATAAGATTCTGTGGCTATAATTTGACTTAGTGTGCCAGTTTCTACGGGTATTAAAGTTTTAATGTTCTGTTGGCCGTTTTCTATGGTAAAACCTAGACTTTTAGCTACAAAGTATCTTTGACTTGGTAATCTAATTGGCGGCGTTATGCGTATGCGTGGTATTTCTCTAGGAATAGCAGTTTCACCAATACCGTACTTTGCGTTTGTGTATTGTGTTCCAAAACGATAAATATCTCCGCCATTTAATGACACAAAATAATAATCATTTTTAAAAAACACAACTTGACGAGCTATGTGGTAATTAAGATTTTCATCACTTATGTTAAAAAACAACCCAGTGTTAAAATCATAAGCATAACTTATATTGTCATCAAGAAATGAAAACTGATAAATAATGTGTCCATCTTGTCGAAACAAAAATCCAGTACAATTCTCTGGGTTTGTAAGATTTGAAAGCACATAGTCAATACCGTCCGTTGATATGCTTTTTGTTGTGCTGCCAGTTGCGTACATAATGACAGGGCCTGATTGCTCATTTACACCTAGCCAGACAATCATGTTATCCAGCTCAGCTATGCTTGAAGCATTTAAACATCCATAGTCAATATTATAGGTTGTGCCGCGCTGATAAGGAAATAAAGCAGCTCCTACATCTTGCCAGCTTTCACCTACGTTTGTACCCATGACAATAAGGTTATTACCGCCACCAGGTACAGGAATTGCGGCTTTCATAGTAGTGGGTTTAGTTTGTATAGAGCCAATTTGAGCAGGTTTAGCAGGCCCTGTATTTGGCCAATCTAAAGCATCATTAAATCCTGATAACACCCAATAAAATGTTCCCTCGCAAGCAATAATAAGTCTGCCGTTTTGGAAAGACACGTAACCAGGGCTTTTATATATTGTGTAATCAAATTGAGCGTTTGTCAGTTTATTAAAAGCTCCCGTACGCCAGTTGTATACATAAACATAAACCCTGTCTGTTATACAAATTTGGGCGCTATTGTTTTCCGCTATATATACATCGCCTTCTGAAGTGTCTAATGAGGCTATGTATTGTGAATACAATGTGCCATTGCTTGCTTGCTGCACCTTATAAACATTACTGCCTATTACGCAAAGCATTAAATCACCATTAAACGTGGTATAAATGCCTCTGCCTTTTTGGCTTGAGTTTAAGATTAAAGCTGTTTCATAACCTGCGTATGGTACTAAAAAATTGTCACTAACAATAAAATTCCATGTTTGGGAATTATTGATTTTAGCAAAACGACCAAAATTAGAGCCGCCTACTATTTGTAACGGTATTTCTTGTACTTGTTGTATGGCATTTGGTGCAGGCATAATACTCTCTTATAGTGTAATAACAACACAATATGATTAAAAAGGAAAATAACCTTTACTGAGATTAATGGCTTGCCAATCCCAAGGCGATTGTCCTGAAAAGAATGTTGTTCTGGTAAGCGATAAATCTGGAGGACTAACATCCAATATAACGTCTTCCATTTCTTTTAATTTTGCTTTTGATTCATCAGGGAACGTTGCGCCATAATCAGAGCAAATATATTGAGCTAATTGGTATCTTAAAAATTCAATATAAAATTCATCATAAATTGTGCTTAAATCTGTATCTAGGGTAACGTTGGTCAATCCAAATTTACCACTTAGTTTTAATACATAATCACCTTGAGGTAAAAAGTATAAAAATATTCTTGAGCCACCCTTTTCGCGTTCTACGCGGTAAGAAAAAGGTAGGGATTGTATGCTATCAACACGTCCTGTAGCGAAAAATTGCTTACGTGTAAGTTCGGTCATTGGGTAACGAACATCACCTATATTGTATGTCATGGCATCAACATAAAGCAGTCTTTCGATAAAGTACTCGCCAACACCAGCTGTTAACGTTAATGTTTCACGTTTAAAGTATGGTATTTCACGCAAATCAGTGCTTTTAAATTGTAATAAAGCATTAAGAAGAAACAAGCCATCTTCGACTTGCTCTCCTGATACTTCTTGTAATTGCCTACTAACTATCTGAGACAGATAATACGCTCTTGTAATCAACATCCTAGCTGTATAAGCCATATTATCTATCTCCTATATTTTAGATTGCGAACTGATAGCCGCCAACGTTAATTGCAGCAGCCGCAGCACCAGCACTAACTTTATAGTTAACTTTAGGGTCGCCAGAAGCTAAAGTAGCCACTACTAAATCTTGGCTAGATACAATAACAGCAGCAACTTGACCAGTAATTGTAACCATGTCACCAGTTCCAGCGGCAGGCTGTAATTTCAATGTTTGACTAGCAGCGCTTGGAGTTAATGCAGAGCTAATAAATACAGGGGTATTTGCAACAGCAGGAACTAAGGCACTTAAGTCAATAGCGGTGTAAGAGGTTGCGTTACCAGCAGTAATAGCGGTAGCTTGTGGCGCATCATACATAAAGGTACGCCAGCTTGACTTGTCATCAGTCCAGTAACCTTTCAAGAATGTAGAGCCAGCACCAGTTGCAACATAACCAATTAAAGCATATGCATCATAACCATAGGGTAAATAAGGTGCGGTTGATAATGAAATCATAGCACCTGGAACATAGCCACTTGAAGTACCAGTGATTAAGTAAACATAATATAATTTACTAGCTGCTAAGGAACCAGTGTCTAAGCCATTTAAGCCATTTACAGCAGCATTGATGGTTACACTTGCATCTAAATTAATTTGGAATGTTTTGCTAGAATCTAAAACACTACCAGCAGCCACATCTAATTTAGTATTAGGTGTTGTTGCATTGTTGCTTAATCCCAAGCCATAAGCGTATGGGAATAAAGCTTGATTAAACGATTTGTATACAGTCATGATTTTTATCCTCTTGTAGTATAACAAGGCGGCTTTCACCGCCTATACGCTTATAATGGGAAACAATAACGTAATGAGTTTTCAGCAACCAATGTACTTCCGAAAATTACGTCACGGACATACGCGCGGTTGTTCTGCCCGAATTGGCTACCGAAATAATGTCTGATAGAAGCACCAGAATCACTATCAACAGTGGTAACAGTGGTGTATGGAGACTCATCAGGTAATTTAGGCATAGCTAAATAGAACTGGTCGCCAGACATTAAGATACCTGCGCGATGACTTGCAACTGGAGTAACTTTCATACCAGTTTGAATTGCGGTATTTAAGTTTTGGTTCTGGTTTCCTGCTGATACTAAACCAACATCATTGATGGTTTGTAATTGCACAGTAACACTGTTGCCAGAAGATGCCGCGTCAGCAATAGCACGGAATTGTACTGGCTGTTGGCATGGTTTGTGGCCAATAAAGGTTAAGAAGCGTAAGTTTGGTTTACCAGCTACACCATCGTTAAACTGGAATAAGTCACCAGCTTTAACAGCGTTAGCATCGTTACCCACAGAAGCATCTACGCTAAATGTTAAGCTAATAATGTTAACGCCTGTTGGGTCGCCAATAGCGGTTACCGTCATAACATTAGCAGGAGCCGCAGCTTCACCAATACTACCAGATACATGAACTGGTAATAAGTTTGATTGATACCAGTCAGAGCCAGCAAATTTACCTAATTCCCAGCTGTTGGCTAATTCATTGTTGCGATTAACAGCGAATTGGTTCAAGCCGCTTCCAACAATGGCAGGAATATTTGCAACTGGTAGAATTGCCATCATTTTATGAGTAGCTGCACCAAAGTCTTCAAAGTTAGCAACAGATTGCGCTAATTGAGTAAAGCTATTAATTGGGCTAATTCCATCGCCGTAGAAACGGAAAGGACCTGATTTAAACTGAGCTTGTCCAAAGTTAGGATTTTGTGGGTCAGCAATTGTGACGCCAGAAACGAAGTTTTTCAGAATGTCTGATTCAACATATGTCCCTAGTTCTTTCATAGCTGACATACCGAATCTATCCATGTATTCGCGAACATTAAAGATAAATTGTTGGTCAGTATAACCTTGTGAAACGTTAGCTGCTTGCGAACAAATTAAGCTTTGTACACGTTGCACTGAAGGTTGTTGAGTGATAATAAGCCCAGGATAAGAAATAAATCGTGGGGTAGTATCAAAGGTCACGGTGTCGCCTAAGTTGCTTGGCGCTGTGGTGTTAAAGTCTTTAAACTTTTTGTTAGCCATAGAAATACCGCAAAAGCTATTTAATAGCCATGCGAGTTCTGCTTTTTGGTAGGTTTGTACTGTTTGAAGTACGTTTGTTGGTGTAGCTGGCATTATTGCGCTCTCCGGTTAAAATAAAATCTTTCAACCGGAAAGGACAACGGACGGTTAGCCTCTAAACATCTTTTTAAAATCACTTACCGACATATCACCGTTATCCAATCCGGCACTTGTCGAAGGTTTTAATTGAGAGTAGGGGTCACGAGCTTGAGCTTCTTCTGCGCGAGCCGACATATTTTGCTTAATACTTGCAGATAGTTTCTGTAAGTTTTTTTGTGCTAAATATGGCTGTTCTTGAATATCCGATAAGATTTGTGACAGCTTATACGGATTGTCGAGAACCTCTTTCATTATATCCCCGGTATTTTCAAAATCATTTACCAAACCGATAAATGAATGAATTCTAGGGTCGTTATAATTTAAGCGATTAAGCTCTTCCTCTAAACCAGGATACTGTTGTTCTGCTACTTGCATTTTTTGAACAAATGAATTAACCATTTGCTGCTGTTTCATTTCAGCTAATTGCTGTTGAATATGCTCTTGCGTAGCTCTAGTGGCTTGTTCTTGAATCATGCGCTCAATATCCGCTTGTGAAAACTGCTGCATTCCCCCAAGACTTCCGCCTTGCTGTGGTTCTTGCTGCTGTTGCTGCTGTTGCGCTTGTAATTCTTGCATGGCCGCTCTTCTCCCTTTTTCAAAAGCTTTCTGTTTTTCTCGTTTCACAACATCTGCAACCTGTATACGATTGAACACAGGCACTTGCATATCGTCAACTTGAGCGACTTCTTGCTCTTGTGCTTCAGGATTAGTATCTACAGTATCTACTATATTCTCTACATCTTCCATAAAACCCTCTATTTGACTATGTTAGGTGTCACCGTGATTCAATTCATGTCGCTGAAAAGTTGCGCCCATTTCCGTACTGGGAACGTAATACCCCAATTATTCGCTATAAGTACAATTTGTGTCAAGTGCTAACTAATTGCATTCATTGACTGAAACATTCTTTCGTTCTGTATTTTTCTCAATGCCACCGTTAAAATATAAGCAACATTTTTCAAATGACATTTGTAATTTGTAGCTTTCCAATATTCATCTAATATAGGCTTTACTTGGGATATTGGTACTTTACCGTGTTTGGTATGACCACATACAATCAATAATATTCTGTATTCTGTTTCACGCAAAAACCCTGAAAATTGATTTAAATATTCAAGGTTTTCGCAATGCAATAATATTTGCATATAAGCTTCATTTAAATCTTGCATAACAATCTTATTTCTTCTTTTTAGATTTACCAGCTTTAGACAATGCTATGGCTACAGCTTGAGCTTGCGGCTTGCCAGCGGCCATCTCTGTCTTAATGTTGGCGCTAACAATTTTTTTACTTTTGCCAGGTTTTAACGGCATGATTTTTTACCTTTTACCATTTTTTTCATCATAGCAGCATCTGACTTTACATCTTTCTTTTCAGACTTTTTAATCATCTTAGAAATAAGTTTCTTGTCTTGTGCTACATCCATATGTTTACCTGATTTTGCTTTCATGATTAACCCTTATTGAATAACTCAGAAACAATTTTAGTGCGTTGGTCTTTGTTTGCACCATCTGTTACTTTATACATAGTTTGCATAATTTCACTTCGAGTGTAACCGTCACGCTTTAACTTTTCAATTCCACCTTGTTGAGTAATGTGGTGTTCAGTAATTCTATATTTCTTCATTTTGCTCTCCTGTAAGCTCTTTCATTCCTTTGCGCATATCTACATTATGGGCTTCAGCGCGTTGACGTACCTCAGCCATCTTTGCCGCACTTTCTAAAGCGTGTACCTCTAAGCTTGTTTGTGCTTCCTCAAGGCGTACAGCGCTATCTATTTGTCCTTGCGTAACTTTAGATTCTGCCTCAAGTATTTTAGCGTCAGCAAGCTCTTTCTCGGTTGCAATACGTGCAATTTCAAACTGGTTTTCAATCTGGTTTTGCTGTGCTTGTGTTTGTACTTTCATCAACTCAGCTTGCGCCCTAATCATTTGCGGATTGTTTTGAGCTGCTTCTTGTTGCATTTGCATCATTTGCTGTTGTTGCTGCTGCTGTTCTTGCAAGTAAGGCTCAATTGCTTGTTGTAATCTATCTGCGCCATAAATAGTTAAGTTAGATACTAAAATCTTCAAGCCTTGAGGGCTATTCATAAACTGGCCAAACTGTTGTGAAGAATTCATTAAGGCAATAATTTGCTCTAATGCACGGTTCTTTTGTACTTGGAATGATACGCCAGCTTCAACATTTACTTTAATGCTGCGGTCGCCATACTTTAATACTGGCTGCCCTTCAGCATTTACATCTTGATAGTATTGTTCTCCAGCGCTATCCATTAAAGGCACTGTGCGTTTACCAATTAAATATTTAGGCATTAGGTCTACAATGATATTACCAACCTGTGTTAAGCCCTGCAAAAAGCCTACAATGTATGGCATGGCTGCGGCATTGCCTTGGGTTGCTGATTCAATTACAGCTTTACCGGATATTCTTGTTTCATCCTTGCCAACATTTGATGCATAACTACCTAATATAGTTTGGGTGGTTGGGTCTGTAACCGAAAAGGTGTTCATGATTTCTGGTGGTGCGCCAACGTTTACAATTTCTCTTATTGGTTCAGGTATAGGCTTAGATGGGTCATTTTCAACATAAGCGTTAACTACAACTGTATTGGCTCGTTGTATATTGGTAAGTGCTTCAGCATAGTCTTTTTCTTTAGGTATAGATTCTTTCTTAATAATAAACTTGCCTTGTATTTGGTTTTCCAAAAAGTTGGCTAATGATATACCTGCAAAGTTTTTTAAATCTTGAATACCTCTTGCGTGGTAGACATAAGGGCGTGTCATTTGAAATGTATTGTTGGTTGTACCTTTGGTTAACAATACAGAGTTGCCATCAAAAAACACATACGGCAAATAAGTATAATCAGTTTCTTCATACTCTAATACTTGGTTTTCGATTAATCTATAACGCACAATCTTTTCTAAGTTTGTCCAGCGTGGTTTACCTACCACTATAGGCAATTGTTCAATGTACCCTTGCTCTTGCCAATGCTCCGCCATTTTTTCATAGTCTTTCATGGTCATGGTTCGGCCATCAGCTAATTGGACAATACGTTTTCTGTATTTGCGTTTTTCAAAATAATCACATACTAAGACAATTTTTGCATCATCTAAGTTTGAATATGACCAGTTAAAGCCTTCTAAGTCTCTTAAAAACGTCATGCCTTTTAAATCTGCGTCAGAGTATTCACGTTCAAACTCTTTGCGTGTCATAGGAAACAATTCAAAACAATACTGGCCATCACCTTTATGTGGTGTTCTAGCTGAAGGGTCAAATCCGCACAATGTTGGGTCAAACACACGGCTTAAGTAAATCTGTTGATGAAAGCTCATAGGGCTTGCGTAATCAGTGTAAACCTTGCCTACACTAAATCCGCCACCTAAACAGTCTTTATATATACTATAGCTAAAACTATCTTTGTTAGCCGTATAATAAATATGTCTAACATGGTCTTCAATAAGTTGTAATAAATCAGGTGATATTGGTACGCCCTCAGCAGGTGAAACTATAATGCTAGGCTCTTGATTGGCAAACTCTCCTAATAACCTAGAGATGTATGCTTCTAGTATATTAAATTCTAATGCAGGGCGTTGTAATTGGTTTAATGCTGCACGTTTACGCTCATCAATAGACTTGTTAAAAATATAATTACGGAACTCGTGATAACGTTTATAGTTATCTTCAAAGTACTTGTAAGCGTCACTAACGTTTTCCTTAATGCGCTGCAAGTTGTCTTGCGCTGTCTTATTCACCTGTACCATAGAATATTCCTTTAGCCTGTATTTGTAATAACTGTGATTGTAAAATTGTAACAGCAATCTGGTTGCTTTGTGAGTTATTTATTATTGCACTAACAGGCTGTGCAAACGTTAAACATAGCGAGTCTGCTGTATCCGATGAACGTAACCCACGCTTCTTCATTTCTTCTTTTTTTTCCATGGTGAGACGCGAATTGCTATCTATCCTATAACGTATGCCGCAAATATCGCTATGAAGCTCATCACTATCAGGAATCTTACAAGGCTTATCATTTAACCAATTTTTTAGTTCCGCCCACATTTCTGCGCGTTTGTTCCTATATTTATACTGGTCTAATGCTGTACTACCTGCATTAACACCGACTATTATTTCACCGTAACCTAATTCTTTCAAACGGTCAACAATTCCAGCACCTAAGCCACCAACATCAATAAATACTTTAACAGGTTTTTCGTTAACAATAATTCTATGTACAAGCCCTGTTATTTCCATAGTGTCTTTTTTAATATGTGTTTCCAAACCAAAAGCAACCCGGCCTTTCCTTCGGATAATAGCTGTACGGTCAGCACCAAAACGAGCTGGGTCAACCCCGATGAGTAAAGGACCGAAAGAATCGTTATAAAGTGTTTTTCGTGCTTCCATAACCAGTTGAGTATCAATAAACGTATCTTCACCGCTAAGCTGAAACGCTTCTGCGCTATTGCATGGATATTCTTGCATGAATGAACGCTCACCATCTATCCCATTAACGCTAAATTCGGTTATTTTGTATCTGCGCCAAGCAATTTGTTCTTTAGAAAGATTATATTGTTCGGCAAGACGTTCTTCGTCACTTGTCATTGTGAAGTTGTTATCAGGCGTAGAAACGTATTCTTCTTGCCAGAACCATGGCACAAAGATTGCTATAAATTCAGATTCGCCAGCTTCTGCTTTTTGCCAAGTTTGATGAAAGAAATTTCCTACGCCATTAGCTGTAGATTCTAATATAATTTCAGTGTTTGGTGAATTGGGTACAGCCTGAAAAATTCCTTTTGCATGTTCACTAGCGTGTGCCCAAAACGCAACCTCAGAGCCATGCAGCAATTGTATGGTGCTAGACCTACCAGTTGCTTGGTTTTCTGCTGTACCTAGCTTATAACCACTGTCTAGTTTACCAAATATAAGTTCTTTAGCATTAGATGTTGTAACTTCTGGTTTAATCAGGGCTGGAGTGTTTTCATAATACCTTTGCGCCATTTTATACAGGTTTTGTGTGGCATCCATAGCATGGGTTAATATAAAAGCTTGTGTGCCAAAACGATGTATTACCTGATGATAAAATCTTGCTCCTACTAGTGTACTACATCCTTGTTGACGGCCTTTTAAAATTACAGCTCGTACTTTGCCCGTGCGTTGCCGTTGTTCTTCAAGTTTTGCATGTATATATAGTTGCGCTCTATTGAGGGTTAACGGTTGTATTTGTCCATCCTTGCTGCGTATTTTTAAACATTTATTGGCAAAATGAACAAAATCGTCCTTTAATTTTTGACGTATAGCACGTTCTTTGTCTGATATAGCCATAATATCTTTATAACTCCTGTTATTTGATTGTATCTTTTAGTATACTGCTGTTGTTTAAATTATTCTATGGAAAAAACAATGACTGATTATAGTGTTGAGCATAAAAAATATATTATTGATTTATCTTACAAAATATTACAAGAAATACACAACAAGGTTAAAAAACAAGATGTTGATGAGCCTTCAGAGTTAGTATTCGATATAATAGAAAAAACCGCCATTTTGTTAATCCTTAGAGGTATTAAACTATATGTTCAGCCACAATCTTATGATAACGCTGTTGATTCTGTAATACATATGATTAAAAGCACTTCTTGCGATTATTTTGATAAATGTGAGGTTAATAATGAACAACACTAATCAAGAATACAACCAACCATTGCATAAGCCTGGTGACATTGTGTTTATTGCGTCACGACATGGGCCATTGCAGTTACCAGTACATAGCATTACCCATTTACATACTAAAGATGGTTTAGATTATTTTTACACTTTCGAAGGGTATACGTCAGTACCTGCAAATCAAGTCGCCAATACATTGCGTGAACTAGCAGAAATGCAAGCCAAGTATTGGATAAATTGTTTAATCAAGGCATGTGATAATGGCTAAATTATACTTCTATTATGCTGCTATGAATGCAGGTAAAAGCACAGCTTTATTGCAATCTGTACACAATTACATAGAAAACAAACTTAGGCCTGTATGGTTAATGCCTAATTTGGGAAATGGTGAAGACAACATCAAATCACGTTTAGGATTAATGCTCAAAGCAATTGTGTTTAACAAAGACACCGACCTTTGCACTTATATAAAGCTGTTAATCAAGACAGGGCCAATTGACTGTATACATATAGATGAAGCGCAATTCTTAACTAAACAACAGGTATTTGAGTTAGCAGACATTGTTGATTACATGAATATACCGGTGCTTTGTTATGGTTTGCGTACAGATTTCAAAGGTGAGGTGTTTGAAGGTAGCCAGTATTTGTTAGGGTTAGCTGACAAGTTACAGGAGATTAAAACCATATGCTTTTGTGGAAGCAAAGCTACTATGACATTACGTGTAGATAAAAACGGTAATGCTATAAAAGATGGCGACCAAATTGTTATAGGTGGGAATGAGTCATATACATCTATGTGCAGATTGCATCACAAAGAACATATGAAGTAATGTTAAATCTTGCTGAAATACAAGCACACGAGGTAATGTTAAATGACTTATTTTACAAAAAAAGAGTTAGAAGAACTCTTAAAAGGTTATCAGGATGGTTGTTATTTCAACGGGTTTCGTTCAGGCTTAGAATTGACAAAAAAAATACAATCCATGATTAATAACTATTGCGAGCCTACTGAATCAATGATTGTTGCGCAAATTAAATACTGGAACGAAGAATTAACTAAACGTGAGAATTCTGCATTACAGGTAATGTTAAATGACACTAACTAAATTTGAGTTAATTGGCGTCATCGGGCTGTCAACTATGTTTGGCCAGTTTATAGGCTATGCGGTCGCCGTAATTTATTTACATAAAAATGGAATGCTGAAACAATGAAAATAATGACATATAGCTATAGTATCGACATATAATAAAATCGTGTTGATTAATTAACGTTTTTTAGACATAATGCAATGCAGCAAAATAGGGAGGCAAGTTATATCGCTTCTTGCTTCCCGCCCCACAATCTTCTAGTGTTTACTTAGGTCTAGCCGCAAAGTACTCTCTATCTAACTTTTCAACTGTGTCATCACGGTACGGCAAATATCCCCACCATGTAGGATAATCACAATTCTTAGGCCAACCAGGCTGTGTTACTGTGTCCAGCACCTTACTATCTTCTGCCAACTTAGTCTTGTCTAACATACTAGTAAACCCGCAAACCCGTTAAAATATACATTGTAGACTAGATACTATAGATGGTATACATCCTGTACTAGATATTATAAGGGTGATGAATATATAAGATTATGGTGGGAGGTATTGGTGGGGTAATAATACAGGTTGTGATTAAGTTTAATATTTGAACAATGTTTTGATGATTGAAAATAGATGTTGGGCTGTGAGGGGGGGTACTATGCATTTGTGATAATTATTTGGACATTGTTTTGATATTAGAATTTTTATATTGTAGTGTGGGGAGGGGTACTATAGATATATATTTTTATTTTGGCGGGGCAACCGTTTTTTTACAGACATTTCCATTTAGTCATATTTCTGTCAAATTAATTTAAATTTTATACAAAAAGGGGAATTATTCCCCCATTAGATTTGATTCTACATATTCTTGTTTCTTTGCTCGCTTTGCAGCCACTGGGAAGCCCTTGCGCAACGTAAACTCAATGATTGAACCATCGGTAAACTGCATCACCGGATACTCATAATCGCCTCGCCATGCCATCACTAGCTGCCTTCTAGCACCCTGTGCCTGTGCATACATGTACATCTCAAATGCGCTGTCTATACATGAATCGTATACGTGTTTAGCTATCTGCATGATTAACCCCTTTGATTGTTTAATTAACATGACATCTTGTGTCTATGTGTGCATAGTATAGCTTATTACATACTATGTCAAGCAATTACAATCAATTAATATAATAAATGTTATTAAATGCTAAAAATGACATGCTTAAATATCCGAGCTCCATACAAGCCCTACAAGCCACGTTCTCATGCTAGGTAATACATTTGTTCCAGAAACAAAAAAAGCCCGTGATGGGCTTCTGTGTCATTCGTTGTGCTACATTATTACTATTTGTAAGCTATTCTAAGTCTTTTAGTGCATCTTCATGCTTAACCGTCACTGTTTGCTCTATTTGCTGCTTATCGCCGTAGACTTTTGGAATCAGTTTTGATGCAATAAACTTTCGTGTATCAGCCATTAACCTTTGTGAAGCAGTATATCCAGCATCAACCCTCTGATTTCCTTTGTCATCCTCATAATACAATTTATCTTGTGCTATCTTATCTAGTTCCTCAATCATTCTGCTAGCTTGTATTTGTTTTGCTTTCGCGTAGTTATGCGAGAATGCGTCATTTCTATACAACCAGTCATAAATTGTTCTAACAGGAGGTAATTCATACAACTTTACCAAATCTTCTAAACTTTCCGTATGAGTTGCAACAATTGAGCAAATTTTATCTGCTAAATCTTGCTGAAACTCTGATAACTCATACTTAAGCATCTTTCTTACTCCAATGCGATTTTCGTTTTGTCTTAGCTACATCTAGCCCTTCATCTACTTTTTGTACACTTTGTTCATCTTGTTCTATGTAACCAGTACCGTTACACGCAGCACACTTTTTAATGATACACCCTAGACCCACAGCTTTTTTCTGCCCACGACACACATGACATCTAGTAAACATAGTTACCCACAAAATCTGTTTATAAGTTTGTTATCAAGTCAAATATACATCATAAAATCAATAATGTCTTAATCTGATAACTTTTGTACTATCTGCTTTATAACCTACAGTTTACAAGTAAACCGCTACTTACGCAAATAATCTTGTATATTTGATTGTAACATGTTGACATATAAAGTTAACTTTACTATAATCTAATTTTAACAAACAATACGAGATTATTATGCAAGCAATACAAGTTAAATATCTACCCGCAACAGACACTAAACCGTCACGACTTAAAGCTTTTTGTAAAGCTGGCTCTGTTACAACCCTTTTTAATCATGAGTACGAAGAGCTAGGTTACATTGATGCAGCTAGAAAGCTAGCTGAAAAACTTGGCTGGTTCGATTTTTTTTACGGCGGTACATTACCCAATAACGATAAAGTTTTCGTGATGCATGACGATAAATTTTCATTTACGTGGGAAGAGTAGTAACCGTGGGCTATGCCCACAATTTTTTAACAAACAATCAGAGAGAATATAAAAATGAAAATCAAAACAACAGCATTCGAATTCGAACATCATTATTCAGAATTAGCAGGAAATTCAACACTGGGCTATTACATTTATCATGAAGCTACTGCTTACAATTCTATTATTATAGATGGTGTAGAACATACAGCATGCTATCAAACAGGCAATATAAGTCTTTTCTATTTTTGTCCGTCAAACGATTTACAATTAACAGATTATAGTACAAGCGAGCTTTTATATTTAATTGATAGCATTTATCAAAACGATTTTGAAAATGATTTAGAAGACATTCAGGAAACAGTTGAAGCAATACAAGAGCTTTGCCCAGGTTTGGATACTGTAGACAAAATCTATGAAGTTTGGGAAGTCTTGCGTGATAACGTGCCACAGCTTAGCGACTATATTGATTTTAATATATATACAGATAATTTAGACGACTACAACGAAGATGAAGAGGGGCGATTGACGCCAAAATTTATTGATTAACGGGAGAAAAGAGTGCTCACAGAAATAAATATTACATGGTCTATAGATGATGTTTTGAGTGTCAGACCAAGCTTAAACAGAGAACAAGCCGGTAATGTACTCATGCATCTTAAAAAACATCACGATGCTACGGTTGGCATAAATTGGAATGTTATTGAAGCAGCATGTGACGATATGTTTGATACAGCTAGTTAATCGATTAACACTTTACAATCAAATACAATACTATATAATATAATTTTAACAAAACGAGGAAATAAAAATGAAATTAATAGAGTCAACAAATTCAACATTTTGGCAAATTGGAAAATCATACTTTATGCGCACAGTTACTATGAGTTTGGTGGGCGAGCTCAAAGAAATAAATTCCGACGAAATTTTGTTAAAAAAATGCTCATGGATTGCAGATACAGGCAGGTTTCATGATGCATTGAGAGATGGAAATTTTGATGAAATAGAGCCTTTTGTTAATGATGTGCTCGTTAATAGACAGAGTTTAATCGATTGCACGCGTTGGATGCATGCGTTGCCTTGTGTGCAAAAATGATTATTTTAAAATTGAATGAATATTTTCGGTCGATGTCGAGGTCGAGGTCGAGGTCGGGGTCAGGGTCGGGGTCAGGGTCGAGGTCGGGGTCAGGGTCGAGGTCGAGGTCGTTGTTGAGGTCGAGGTCGTGGTTGAGGTCGATGTCGTGGTTGAGGTCGAGGTCGGGGTCGTTGTTGAGGTCGTGGTTGAGGTCGAGGTCGGGGTCGAAATAAGAGCAAAACGGACACGAAACAATCAAAAGATATTTATAATTTTACCTGTGGGCATAGCCCACATACAAACAATCTAAGGGGTTAATCATGACAACAACACAATGGATACTAATATTAGTTTTTTTAATTTGGCTTAAAGTATAACTTATTACAATCAATTATCATATAATACAATCACATAAACAATCTAGGGGAAAATTATGACACTTGACGAAATCATCGAGGACTTTGACAGCTACATTGACGGCATTTATGAGCCGTTTGTTCTTGATGAGCTAGTTATACCTGCTTCAATCATACTCAAGGAGTATCCAAAACACTATGACGACAAAATCAGTAATTACATGCAAGATAGAAATGTTGTTGTGTCAACTGATAGCGATGGTGACGACTGTTACACATACAATTTTTATGATGAAAATGAGGAATAATAAATGAAAAACTACAATGAAACATTAATTGACTACATGTTAAACCAGCTCACTTACTTGCAAGGCTGCTTTAACATTCTTGAAACAGAAGACACGTACAGCAAGAAAAGCGTTGCTCATGTTAAAGAATTCGTCAAGTTATCGGCTAGGGAACTTATCAAAATAAAAATGGACATTACAGAACTAGAGGGCAAAGAATGACACTTTACACAATTAAACAATTTGTAAAAGTCTACCCATTCGAAAGCTTTGGTGGGCTACGTTGGAAAGTATTTAACCGCAATCGCAACGGCTTGGCTGAATCAGGCGCATTGATTCGAGATGGTGGAAGAATACTTATTGATGATGAAAAATATTTAACATGGTTGCACAACAGGTCAAAAATTTAACAAACAATCGAGGTAACAAAATGTATATATTGATAGTAAATCGTGCTGAACGTTTAGAATTTGCGTATGAATCAAAGTGTCAAGACATGGCACGCTTGTTATATACGCATCACGATGCGCACTTGCAAAAAGTTATCGTACACAAGGAAATGATTTATATCTTATCGCACGAGCAAGTTATCAAGGAATTGCAGGTTAATCAAGAAAACGATTCTAGCGATGATATAGCGTGTTTTTAAAGTAACCCGCATACTTTGTACTGCTTAACTAATTAAATGCAATCTATACCCTTTAAAATTCGTTTTAGAGGGTATTTTACTAAGGATTTATAATGACAGAACAATATTATCGTTCACCAATTGATAAGCTAGTTGTTGAGTCGGGGATGACAGCGACACTTATAGCGCAATACATGCAAATAAAGTATCACAGAATGGTAGCGTTACGACGACTTAAAGACGTGCAAGAACAGGATATCGAGCTGTGCAAGCAAGCTATAGCAAAGATTATCGATGATAAGATACCTTTTAGGCGTGGCAATATACCTGTTGACGTCAAGCCCAAAACTTGGCATGTAAATACAAAATCTGTTATACAAGCGCGAAAAATGGAGTTGTCACAACAAATTCGCAATTTGTGTTACTTGCTCGGTCAAATGCAAGAATTGACCGAAAACATCTTTTGTTGCATAAATCGTAACGTAGACAAAAACGATGAGCAAATAACACGACTACTTAAAAGACGTAACAGCCTAATTGACTATTACGATAAAATTATCAATTTTAATCAACCATAATCATCTTTTGATTTCTTTTCTACTGGCGCATACTCAACAAAAGGTGCGCCAAACAGTCCGGCATTGAAACATGTCTCTAATATCCCGCTAAACGTCCCAAACCGATTTTTTCTTAAAGCTAAAAGAAAACGATTCTTGTCTTTGTCATAATTGGTGTGTAAATACGGTCTATCAAGTCCAAACCAATAACCAGATACGATATAGCTACCTTGGCTTGCGATTTCATCACCAGCATTCGGGCAGCGGTCATCAATAGAGCGTAAATTACTATTACGATTGATGTGTATCAGATTTATTACAAGACAATTTAACTCTACCGCTAACTGTGCAAGTCTTTGTGCAATATACTTATACTTTAAATCATCGCGTTCAAAACGTTTAGTAGTAGTAATTGCAGTCATATAGTCAACAACAATTACCTTAACTTTTGTTTGCGCATGCTCTAGTTTTGCTGTCGTGCAAATATAATCGATATCAGTGCAATTTTGTGCGATTGATATGTCATAAATCCTGCCTTTTGCTTGCATTAAATCTAGAGTTACAGTATCCATTTCTTGCTCTGATAAGCGTCTATAAACTTTGTTAGCTCTAACTGCTTTTTGTCTCTCAATGATATCTTTATAAGTCATCTCTAAACTAAAAAACAAACCTTGGCAATCAGTATAATTACGCAAAATATTATCAAAAAGATAAATAGCAAAAAAAGTTTTGCCCACGCCTGCGCCAGCTGCAAAAGTAGCTAAACTTGGGTTGAATCCACCTACTAGGTTATCTAACTGCGGTATTGTTTTAATTTTATCTTGCTTAGTTTTATCGTAGTGATGCGCTTCTGCTGCTTGCGCAAGTGTCAATCCTTGTGTTTTAACATCCGACAACTGCGCTATAGTCGCCAGGTTAGTGCTAAGACCTTTTAATGTGTCTTCGGGATTGGTGCTATTTTTTGCTTCATGTAGCAACTTTGTTAATGATTCGCATTTAATGCGCAAGTAATAACTTGCACTTAGTTTGTCTAAGTCATCATCATAAAAAATATAGACATTGTTGGTGCTGTCAATCAAGTAATTGTTAACAGTCGTATACATATCATTATCGTTTTTTGGTATTGCGCACAAAAAATCAATAAAGTTAGTTGGCTGGTTTGTATCATGTTGTTTTAATATCAGCTTGAAAATATCTCTATGCGTTGGATTATAAAAATAATCGCTCTTGACTGACAGTATGATTTTTTTTGTATACTGATTATCATAATCGGCTAGTAAGCATATAAGTAGTTTTTTTTCTAAGTCAAACATCATAATCACCGTTGTAAAACTTTTTAATAGTATCTAATCGAATCAAATTAATTAAACGATTGCGCCTAATGTTACCCTCTTTAGTTTTGTAAGGCTGTAACAAAAAAGGTGTAAGTTCTTTTAAACCCTGAAAATAGCTACTTGCAACCTCTTTTGTTAAAACTTTATTGCGTAAACTTGGCCACTCTGCTTCCATTTTTTTTATAGCTCTACGCAGCTCCGTCGTTACGTGCATAACTTTAGGCATATTAGGCAACGTTTCGTGATAAGCATCTAGTACCTGATTAACAATATCATTAACGATGGGTGAATCGACAGATTCACTAATATCTTTTATTTCTTTTATTTCTTTTATATTTATGTCCGCACGGTTGTTCGGGGGGGTACCGCACGGTTGTTCGGGGGGTACCGCACGGTTGTTCGGGGGGTCTAATTCTTCAACTAATTTATCATGCATCCATTCATGGTCAAAAAATCTAAAGTAATTTTGTCCACCAGCTTGAAGATGATAAGTTTCAATTAATTCAACATTTTTTAATTCTTTGATAAATTTTTCTATAGTGCGAACTCCTATTCCCAATTCCTTGGATAACTGAGGCGCAGACCTAAAAACATCACCATTAGTATTGCTCCATTGTGCCAATCTTCCGTAGAGAAGTTTTGCGCCAAATGACAGAAGTTTGTGAGGAACTTGAATTAACCAACATGGAATAAAAACTGCCGGAGCATGAGATTTAGGATTATGTAATTTTTTTGATTGTGTTGTGTTGCTTTTTTGTCCAGACATGGTAAAATCCTTTTGTTGTTATTGTTGTTGTAAGATGCACCCCGATTGCAGTCGGGAAAGCACGGAAGCTGTATTTTTACAATTTACCTATCTTTTTGAATTACAAGACTTGCATATTAATAACACCCTATCAAACGAATAACCAATTTTTTGTTTATCTTTTTTTACCAAGCATAATTTAATCGGCTCAAATGTTTTATTACAAAATTCGCATTTTTTGCCATGCTCAAGCATATACTCCAATTTTAATTTAGATTTTTTTCTTAAGAATTTATCATTATCTTTTTCTAAAAGTGTTTTTTCTTTTTCTTTCATCCAATCAGGCAAGTTACCATTCAATATATTTAAAAATAATTGAGCTTTATTTGTTGCACCGCCTTCCCATTTTGAGTTGATTAGTATTTTAGCAAGCAGCTCTGCTTGGTCTAAATCTTCTTTTGAGCTATATTTTATCCAATCCTTTAAGGCAAAGTGCGCATCTTCATGAAGATAAGGATTGCTTGCGAAAAAAGCTAATGCAAAAAAACTTTTATCTTCTAAAAATCCTTTTATTTCTTCTAAATCGAAACAATTAAGGTCTTCGTTTTTAGAAATAATTGGTGCAAAAACGGTGCTGCCATTAAAATAAAATTTATAGTTTTTTTCTGAATGCATTATTTCAAAAGAATAAATCATTTTGTTTTCTCCTATTGTTAAAAAAAACTTTAACTGGAGGTTTACAGACAAGAATAGTATGGTTATAATTTACCCATACTTTAACTGCTTGCAAACTTCTAGTTAAAGTATTCAATGGCCTAAGCCAAGGTTAGCTAGGAGCTGCGAACTCTTAACTAACCTCATCTTACAGTACAAATTATATTAAAACAATCACATAATCATAGATTTATCTTGTGCATAACATGTTTTACAACGCTTGTCTTCACAAACATCAGCCATTCTTAATTTGCCTTTTCGCAGCGTTTCAATGCTGTTTTTTTTCCATTTACCATAGTTTTCTGCTTTTCCTGTATACCCATACTCCAAGTCACAATAAGAGCAAGCATATAAATCACCGAATGATTTAAAACACTTGTAACCACATTTTGGACAAAAGTACACATAAGGCTTATCAGCGTTATAACGCAATAATTGCATAAATCCATAGGTTATCATGTACTCGCAGCTCATCGTGTCACTATCAGCTTGTAAGACTGCATATAATCAGTGTCTAAGTCATCATCAAGACACTTAATAAATCCTTTCGCTGATAAATTGCCTATTGCTTCAGTTACAGCATCACCATCAAGGCCAGTGAACTTTGATAGTTTAATGCTTGATACACGCACTATTTGCTCATCATCACTCATGTCAGCCAATCCAATTAAAATTAACTTTTCATGTGTTGTAATCGTGTCAGGATGCTGTCTCAATGCCCACGCTAATGCTCTTATCATCTTTACTCCCTGTGTTATTGTTATTGTTTTTATTTAATCTGCTTTTATAAAATTTGCTGTGCGTGTTTTCTTCGTCCGCCAATAATTCCCCTTCTGTTAACCTTTCAAGATTGAGTTGGTGCAGGTATGGTATATAACCCTGTTTGCGCCAAAACTGTATTGCTTGTGGCGTTATATTTAAAGTTTTTGCCATCTTATAATATGTCTTAAAGTGCTGTTTTGCTTCTTCTAATGTCATTTTTTAATCCTCCGTTACTAACAATAGTAGTAAAATAAATTTACTTTTACAATAGATATGATAAAATTATTTTAACTATTAAAAAGGAGTAAAAAATGCTAACTGAACAACAGCGTATAGACAGAAAACTTGGTATAGGCGGTTCTGACGTGCCTATCATCATGGGGCAATCAAGTTTCATGACACCGGTTCAATTGTGGCTACAAAAACGTGGTGAACTAGAGCTTGATGACACGCAAAGTCCGCAAGCTTATTGGGGTAGTATACTAGAGGATTTAGTTAGACAAGAGTATGTTAAACGCAACAACGTAACAGTAGAGCAACCCGACACTATTATACATACTAAATATGAGTATCTGCGAGGTAACTTAGATGGCTATATACCAGAGCTTGATGCTGTGCTTGAGGTCAAGACTTGCAATCAGTTCATGAGTCACGAGTGGGGGCAGGATGGTACCGGAATTCCACATAGGTATCTATTGCAGATAGCTTTTTATTGTATGGTTAAAAACGCTTCTAAGGCTTACTGTGCGGTTTTAATCGGTGGACAAGACTATCGTGAGTATGAATATGTGCGTGATGAATGGCTTGAAGATGAGATACTTGAGGCTTGTCATAAATTTTGGAACTGCGTGCAATCAGGTGAGCAACCTGCGGCACAATACGCAGATATGAAGTACTTGTACAAAGGCGATACCGATAAAAGTATTGTTATGCAAGGTGAGCATTTTGAAAAACTTAAGACATTGCGAGATATTAAAGTACAGCGAACATTATTAGATAAAGCAGAGGAAATCACAAAGTTTAATATTATGGATTACATGAAAGATGCTGAATATTTAACCGACTTGGACGGCAAAGTATTGGTAAGCTGGAAGGCTGGTAAACGTGGACGAACATTTTTAGTAAAGGGTGAATAATTATGAGTATAAAACCGGTTTTAGATTGGGATGATGCACAGGTTCTATCTGACATACGAGTTATGGGCGAACACCACCCCAAGCTTACAGACACAGAATTCAATACATTTATTAATACCTGTCGCACAATGAATCTTAATCCATTTACAAAAGAAATTTATTGTTTAAAAAATGGCGCTAGAATGCAAATAATTATTGCTCGTGATGGTTATAGAAAAGTTGCGCAACGTGAAGCAGAATACGATTACCATCAAACTGACGCGGTTTACGCAAATGATAAATTCAGAGTTATTCATAGCGAGGTTGAACATGAATACCAACTAACTGATAGAGGGCAGATTATAGGCGCCTATTGTACGGTTAAACGTAAATCATCAAGCAAGTCTATGTATGTTTACGTTGAATTTAAAGAATATAATTTAAAACAAAATTTGTGGACAAGCAAACCAGCAACCATGATTAAAAAAGTTGCCGAGGCACATGCGTTGCGCATGGCATTTCAAGCTGTATTTGCTGGTACTTATGATAAAGATGAATTACCTGAAGAAATGACGGACGAAAGCCCAAAAGAAAGTAAACCTAAAGAAATTAAGTTCGAAGTGGTGCCTAAAGAAACTAAGTTTGAAGCGGTAATGATTACCGAAGAACAAGTTACAAAAATTGATGACTTAATGATGCTTGGCGATATATCATATGAACGTATTACGGACGCAATTAAAAGGTTTTATAAAAAAGATGCGTTGTCTGATTTAACTGCATTTGAGGCTGATAACTTTATAACAAGATTAGAAAAAAGGGTTCAGAATGAGCTTTCTCAGAATAATGATGTTAAAAGCGTTGTTGAACATACTCACGCATCAGCAGATGAAAGCCAGGACACCGAAGAAATGGGTCAAAATTGAAATAAAAAAAATAATCATATTAATTAAAATAACGGAACTTACTTATGTTAAACGAAGCAACAATTATCGGTCACGTTGGAACTATCGAGGTTAAAACTCTACCCAGTGGCTCAGCAATGACTAAACTATCAATTGCAGTGCGTGACAATTGGCAAGATAAACAAGGCACTTGGCAGGACAAAACAACATGGTTCGGTGCGCAAGCTTATAAAAAGGTTGCTGAAATCATCGCAGAGCAAACAACAAAAGGCAATTTGGTTTACATTAGAGGCAAGTTGCAACAAAACAAGTACACAGATAAAAACGGTGTTGAGCATAACATCACAAACATTGTCATTAATGAATATAAAAACTTAACGCCAAAAAGTCAGCGTGGTTCTTCCCAAGATGTTGAAAATCGTGGTAATGTAAAAGCGCCAGAAATTGAAAGTTTTAATGACGACATCCCCTGGTAATAGTTAAATCGTCCCTAAGCTACCCGTGCACTCCTCACGGGTAGTGTCTAAGTTTTAAGGTAATTTATAATCGCCTCAATTGCTGCATCCGCGCCCCATATTACTTCTGCATAGTAACCTTTATCTTTCAAACGTTGTATAAAATTACTTTGCGCAGGAGTAGGTTTATTCTTGCCCCATTTAAGCTCTATAAAACAGCCGTGGTACGTTTTTGTTGGATAAGGTATAAATATGTCAGGGGTTCCAGGACGCAAGCCCATACGCTTGTATAATCGCCCTAGAATTAAACTGCGCTTACCCTCATTAGGTATGCTAAAGGCTAAGTCTTTTAACTCATAATGCAAGTTAATCCAGTTAAACAATTTTATTTGTTCGTCACGCTCAGCCATTAACTTACCGCTCTTTTTAACCAACCTTTTAGAAACTTTGCAAAGGTAGCATTTTTTTCTACTAGACTTAAATAGAACTGTACGCACTCATAACGTAATGCAGCAATTAATTCAACACTTGATAACGAATCAATAGCAATCATACTAGCAGGGCCAAGCTTGCCATCAACATCTAAGCTTTTCCCGCACGCATTACAAGCACGTTGTAATAACTTAGCCGCTTGAGTCAAGCCCATGTTTACAGACATATCAAATAACTTTGCAGCAAGTTCATTTGAAGCTATTGAGTCACATTTTTGTTTTTTCCAGAAATGGTCAAAATAGATTTTTTTGGCATCGTCAAGTGTAAGGCCACGGATATCAGCCGCATCAACTTTGCCATCATTATTAATGTCAACCCAGTCAAAACCCTTATAAACATCTTGCAGAAACCGCAAACTAACACCATAGTTAGTAGCGCCACCCGCATCACCTTTAACATCATTATAACCGCCTTCATGTTTTATTGTTTTTTTAAATGCTAGCTCAAAATCAGCCATGATTGCTATTCTCCTTGCTGTAATATTCTTTTTCTTTTTGTACAACAATTTCCTCACAAACACTGTTTTCAGTAAAATGAGAGCTTCCGAATATACGAACTGCAATATACATTTTTAAACTTGAATATAACGAATTGCCTTCATTACGCAGTAACCAAAAAAACATGTCATCAATTTCTTTTCTTGTTCTTTTTTCAGGACAACTGTAATTATAGTCATGCCAAATAGATGGATATACAAACGATGATTTATATGGTGCATCAATAAACCACAGCACTTTTGGTATACTTGCAAAATCTGTGCGGTAGAAAGCAGGAACAACACTTGATTCTTTGTTGATATTATAAATAGTATCTTCAGTAGTTAAATAATCATATTCTTGATAGGGGAATAATGGGCTTTTTTCAATCACATCAACTTCATAAGTTTCTATTTCTTGAAACATCATTGCACAACCGAAGTATGCGATAATGCAAAACCCAATTAATAATATTATAGCATTTTTTAGTTTAGACATTTTATAACCTTAAATTAAAGCCCATGACGGGCTTTTTATTATGGCGTTAATGTCAATGCTTGCCAAGCAAATACTGAAACCCCTGGGTCGCCAGAGCATAAAACAGTAATGGTATTAGCGGTTGGCGTTACTTTTTGAATTGATACAGCATTAGCACTAGATTGAATCGCAACAAATGCTAAATCTGTAGCAGCCGCACCAGTTGCTGTAATTGTAACAGTTGCAGAGCCGCCAGCCTCGTTGTGCTTGTTTGCATATTTCACAACAGCAGCGGGTTGTAATGCAGTTTCTAATTTTGCTTTAGTTACAGCAGCATTAATGATTTTAGTAGTAGTAACCGCGTTAGCTGCAATTGTTAGTGCGCCCGATGATGCTATTGTGGCATCCCCAGACATTGAAACTGCTGTCGCTACTCCCGCCGCGTTTCCCACTAAAATATTAGCAGTAGCCAAAGGCAATGTGGTGCTAGAAGCAACCAAACTCCAATTACCAGAACTGTAGCTAATTTCAAGCCATGCAACTTGTACGCTTGTTGCAGAGGGAGAAGACTTGATGGTAACTAATGCCATGTCAGATTCTTTAAAACTAGCACCTTCTTGCTGTACTTTGTTTAAGTAGCCAGCAGTGGTAACAGTTGCTAGAGTGTCATTTGTTTCAATGTAAACGATACGAGGAGTAACGCCTACTAAACCTGTTACAGATGTTACAATGTTTAAAATTGCCATGATTTATTTTCCTTTTTTGCGCGCCATACGGAGGTTATCAACCAAATTCGGGTACTTTCTGCCCGCAGCTTTTGCAGCAGCCTTAGCAGCCGTTTTCTTTTTTGGTGATAGTGGTTTAGGTTTGCCTAATTTTGCGGGTCTAGGCTTATCCCAAATTTCTTTTTGTGTCATTTGCAATCCCATTTCTTAAGAGCCAAAGCTTTGCGTGTGGGCCTACCTTTTTCATCTTTCATGGCTCCTTTAACGCCAGACATTCTTGAGCAAAAAGATGACCTGCGAGCTGCTGCTTTTGGTGATTTCTTAGCTTGCTCTGCACTTACTGGGGCTTGAAGGTTTCCGCCCGTAGCTCTGTTGTATTTCGCTCTCCCAGCACTAGAAAGTCCTCCACTAGGATTCTTGTCTTTTTTAGTCATTACAACGGACGGTTTCTTTTTCATTATGCACCTAATTGGTCATGAATCGCTTTTAACGAATCTATATCAGCACACGCATTGATATCAGATTTAATAACTGCATACTTCTCACGAATCTTCACACGTTCTGATTCTGCTGCATTATGGTCATCACCCGGAATTTGTAGTGCAATAACTGCATCAAATGGTTTAAACTCTTCTGCTCTCACTTCTTTGCGTTTAGCGTTAGTGATTTCTTTTGCCTTGTCTAAATTGATAACAATACTCATTTAAGCCTCCCAAGACCATGCATTTCTAAAAGTTCTATCAGATGGCAATTCTGATACATCAATGATTTTATACGACAAGCCTTGTGGCACGTCTTTAATTGCTATTTCTTCTATAGTCATTGTTTCTAAAGCTTCTGGCGTAGGGATAATTACCGATACACCGCCTTCTAAGTTTGGATATATAATTCTTTGGTTCATAATCAATCCTTATTGGTTGCCAAAACACGCCACATTGACGATTGATGCATCTGCAAAAATCCCAGCAAATGAAGTAACACCTATTCTTAATGCGGTTGTTGTTGGCGCTGTATAAGCCCAAGTTCCTGCAACATTACTCCCATACGCTAGTAATATTCTTGACGCTGCTGTATCTGCACAAGCACCAGAAACAGAATAATTAGCTGAACTAAAAGCAGTAGTAAAATTTACTGTATAATCTCCAGTATTGTTATCTGTGATTGACGTAACATTGAATGAAGTATTTATTGCCACAGTACCAGTCCCATTAAAGTTCACCCATGCTTTAGCTGCTCCAGTACTAGCTGCATTGGCCTGGAAAGTCGGCAAAGCCCCTGCGCCGTTACTAGTAAGCACTTGCCCAGATGTTCCTACACCTGCAATGCTTTGTAAATTGCCTGTGCTTGTTGTGCCACCGCATAATACCGCATACGCTGTAGTAGATGTTAATCCAGTACCGCCTTGCGCTGTAGGTAGTGGAACTGGTAGTTGTGATGTAAATCCTTGTGACATGTTATGCTCCTGGCCATGTAATTTGAGGTAAAGATGCGATATATTCATCTTCATTTGGAATACTGCCACCTGCATCAATTGACATGTACTCAATGTATATGCGTTCCCAAACTTGGTCACGCCATGCAACAAACGCTTGTGCCTCTGCTTGCCATTGTGTGTTAGATGAGTTTACATAGCTAACAATGCTTTGTGAGTCACTGTATCCACGGCTTTGAGCTGTGCTATTCAATAAAGCTGATACCTTGGTATCAATGTCTTTTTTAAATGTCTCAACGTCAAATTGTCGTTGATATTGAGGAATCTCAGCTTCAAGTTCTTCAGTAGTTGGCTCAGGTACATTTG